CGGGGTCCAGCTCCCAAAGTCAATGTCGGATTCCATCTGAATCTTATCTGTTCCGTCTTCTAGCAAGAAGAAATCGCCGTCTTCTAGCAGCAGCTCTTCATCTGTTGTCGCCTGGTCGCTAGTTCGGAAATAAATGTCGGCGCTGGTGTCATCGGGAATGTCGCCGTCAAAGTCTGACCAGCGATCAATCAACTCAGCGCGATCATCAATTGTTGCCGCTGGATACAGGCCGCGAGTTGTCAGTTTTCGTGTGAAAAGAACGTTAAACACACCGCCAAGATCTAAGACGTTGTTAAAGAAATACTCCCCAGCCGCTAAACGTGTGCCAATAAAGTCAAACGTGCCAAGTCCATCTAAATCGACGACATCGTCAAACGTTGAATCACCATCAAGAACTAAGCCGTCATAATTTGCGTCATAAAAAACATCAACCTTGTCACCTTGATATGGCGGCGAGTCTTGATCTTCTCTACGAACCTGAATATCTAAACGAGGGATAGGGTTGGGAAGATCAATAACAGCACTTGCGGCAGAGAAGCTGCGCTGTCCGTTTTCGTCTTGGAACTTGATTAGATACTCACCTTCTATCAAAGGCAATACAGCAAAATTAGTCTGTGCTTTAATTTCAGCCAAAAGCGTGCTATTGGGCCATTCACCCGTTCCATCAAGTTGCGCTGCATGACGAATAATTGCCAAGAAATTGCTGGCTATTAACCCTGTTGGTGGAATTTTCCAACGCAAAACAACTTGGTCGCCTTCAATTGCTTGAATTGTTACGTCAGCAGGGATTGGCGGCCTAACAACACCGTTTGGATCGTCAGGGTCAATGTCAGGCCCTGGCACAGAACCAGCAACAGCAACCCAAGCTGATTTCTTATTAACAGGTGGCGCGCCAACGGAACGCACTTCAAAAGTAACTGTTTTGCCTTGAGGCAGGCCATCAATATCAAAACTCGTGTTTGTTGTTTCAAAGTTAAAGTAGTTACCACTTCCAACTTTGTAACGAATTTCAAATCCAAAAGTAACACCATCAAGGCCACGGCTCCAAGATGCAATCATCCTGTTGACGATTGTCTGCCCAAGCGTGATTTGCCGCCCATCAATCTTCAGGTCTATAGGTTTTGCTGGTGGATCGTTAAACAGCGTTACATCATCAAATTCCAGCGGTGTTCCAGAATCTGCCGTCGAATAAATACTGTCGTTATGCTCAACGCCAGTAATCGAATACTGCCCATTACCACTATCAGCAACAGACAAACAGCGAAACTTTTGATTTTCAACGCTGCTAGAACTGATTGACCATATTGACTGGGCAAGCGGTGCGGAAGTAAAGGCTGAAACCGTAATAACAGCCCCTGAAACGCTGCTAATTGACTTACTCTCCACACTGCCATCGGCCAAAGTGCATGTCAGCTGATGACTGCTGCCAGGAGGCAAAGATATTGTTTGATCAACTGTGATTGCTGTTGTGGTTGCACTACTTACGCGGCCTGCAAGTCGAACGCCTTGACGCATCTCGTCGGATACGGCAAAAACTTGACCAGGCAAGACGACAGCACCCTGCAAGCCAGTGCTGAAAGTAACGACTTCGCCGTCAATTTCTTCTGATGCAAGCATCCATCGGCCAAGACGTTGCGCTTGAAACTTTGACGTGGCCCCGAAAGCAATAATCTCCTTGACCTGATAGCCGTATTTTGAAATCAGTGCGGCGTCTTCTACAACAACAAAATTAGATTTGTAAAAGTTTTCTGGGTCGTTATAGCGAACACGAATGCTAGTGCTTCGTGTCTTCAAAGAAGTGCCTGAGTAATTAAAAGCGCCGCCAATGACGTTGCTATTACTATAAAGATGAGCAGGAGACAGGTCTGTGCCGTTTAGATTGCCATGATCAGCTGTTGCTTGAATTGTATTTGCTTGCCAATAAAGCATCCCTCGAAAAACGCTTGCTAGATCTTGCAAGACTTGAAATGCTTCTGCTTGATTCCCGATAACGGTATTGCACGCAAAACGTGGTTCAACGCTGCCGTTTGGATTGGTAATAAGTTGATTGGCATATTGCGCTAACGGGTACAGATCAACCCAACTTACGTTCGCTGCTTGGACGAAATCTCCCGCGCCATAACGCGGATTGGTAAGCATGTCGTACCAGCAACACACTGGGCACGTCGTCCAACTTGGCTTCAATAAACCGTTAAAATTACCAGCAAAACTTAAACTGCCATCACTGCGAATAGAGGCGTTTGATGGAATTTGAACGACACGGCCACGGATTTTGTATGCCCGAGTGGGAACACTGTTGAACTGTCTTGTCGAAAGAGAAAGACCTGCAAGAGCTGAATAAGGGTAAGGAGTGCGAATAGATTGAATTTCGATCAAGCTCGTCCAAAGAATTTGATTGCCTCGGCCACTTTGGATTGATGTGTTTTGAGGTATTTCTGAAAAGTTCCTAAACTTAACTTCAAAAAAATCTTCGCCAAGATCGATTTTTCTGACACGAATATTCCAAGGGCCAGAGCCAAATAAGCCAATAGTTGGGCTCTTAAATTGATACCCGTTCAACGCGACACCTGTAATTGTCTTATCAAACACGGAGGTAAAGCCCGTTCCTGCTGCTTGCACATCAACAACAATTCTGATGCTGCCATTGAAAACTTGGCCCTTAGCTAGACCTTCTTGCGCTGTGGAAAAAAGACGCGGAATTGAAAACAACACTTCAAAAGCATCAGCTTCAGGGTCAGTAATCTGACGAATTAATTGCCCGGCTCCGTAGTCACGAGCTGTGACTTGGTTGTTCCCATCAAGCGTTTCACTGTAATTTTTACCAATTTCCGTATTGATATCGCTAACTGTTGAAGAACTGTTGCCTGCTTGCCCTAAAAACGTTTGCGTCCTGCCGCCTAGTCGAAAATCAAAACTAACATCTTGAGATGGAAAGTTGCGCGACCTCCCGGTTTGAATTGGCGTTTCGTCTAGGAAAACGTCTTGGGCTACGTTCACGAAACCAACGATTGGGCCTTCGCAAAGCAAGTCGACAATTTTAATGACAGAAGTTGAGTTAAGAGCCATTGCTAAGCAAGAGGTGCGGTGTTCAAAGAAGGATTAGAAAAAAGGTTGTAGCCGTTCTCAACTATTTTTAATCGTCCGCCTGATGCACGGAAATCAATGATGCTGACCGTTGTTTGCATGTCCTCAGCATTCTCAAGCTGAGAGTAAGAAATGTAGTGCATCCATTTATAGTTTTGGTTTGCAAGCAATAGTCCTTGAATTGTAGATTGAATGCTTGAACTTACAAACCGCTTGTCATCCCCTTCTCCTTCCGGCGTTGCGGTTGTTTCAATTTTATATGTAATAAATGCATCAACCAAAGTCGTGCCAGAGCCACTTACAAAATCAAATAATCCTGTATCAAGCTCAAGAAAAACCATGTAGTTGTCAGCTCGACTGTCTTCTTTTGGATCTACTTGTCTAAGTTGAACAGAGTTGCCATTCACTAAAGACAAAGTGCGAACGTTTGATGAATTAAATCCTTTAATTATGCCGTTGTTCCATGTTCTAGTTCTGATTCCTCCTGCATAAGTCAACCCTGAGACTGTTTCGCTTCCTACCAGCACAGTTTGCGGGCCAGGATCTTTGATTGCACTTTTTAAAGGGTCAGAGTCGTCAGAAACGTCAACTCTTGCTGAAAGCAAATGACTGCCAACTAAGGCTGTGCCATAAACCACAGGGATTGTCGCGCCAACTCCAACCGTATTTGCTGCGCCGGTATAGGCATATGACTGCCGACCGTCTGAGCCACGAACAACAGATTGCGGGCCGTCAGTGCTGAGGTTTTCCCCACTACTAAGACGATTGGCACCGCCAAAACTGCCAGGTGTTGGGATCGTCGGCTGAGGTGACAGCATCTGCGAAACACCGCCAAGGATCAAGCTGGCACCAATTGCCCCAATAGCCGTTGAGGCGGCAGCGCCCAAAGTGAAAGTTCCTGCGGTCAATCCAAGGCCAGCCCCAAGAAAACCAGCGCCAGCGCCTGCTGTAACGATTGCAAACGCAACTAAACCAATAC